TATCAAGCATCGGCATTAACATTTCCAGAACAAACAACATCTTTACCAATCGATCCTTATATGATTGGTTATTGGTTAGGAGATGGTACCATGAGAGAAGCAGTAATAACATGTCAAGATTCAACTGTTTTACATTATTTTGCTCAAAATCTTCCACAGATCGGTTGTTATTTGAATTATAGAAAATCAAACAAATTTCATTACGGAATAAATGGTATAAAACAACCTGGTTGTAAGAATATGACTAATTATTTTTTAAATACGATTAGAGACTTGTGTCTAACAAAAGAAAAACATATTCCTCATATCTATAAATGTAATACTAGAGAGGCTAGATTACGTTTACTGGCTGGATTTATAGATGCAGATGGTCATTTAGGTAATAGAAATGATTTTGAAATAAAAATAAAACATGAGAAATTACTTGACGATATTATTTATTTATGTAGAAGTTTAGGGTTTACTACTTATAAACACGTTAAACAAACATCCTGGATACATAACGGAGTTAAAAAATTTGTAAAAGCATTTAGAATAAATATTAATGGTCAAGGTATACATGAAATACCTACTTTAATTAAGAGGAAACAGGCACAACCAAGAAAAGAACGAGTTGATGCATTAGTTAGTCGAATAAAGGTAACTGAGTTACCAGAAGACCGTTATGTAGGTATTGAATTAGATGGAAATAATCGTTATGTATTAGGAAATTTTATTGTCACACATAATAGTTGGCTTGTTAGAGATATATTTTATCATCACAAGAATATACCCTCTGGTATTGTTTTTTCTGGTACGGAAGAAGCATCACCTTTTTTTGGAGATTTTATACCTGATAGTTTTATACATTCAGAATATAATCCTGAACTAATAGATAGTATTATGATTCGTCAAAAGAAAAAAATAAGAGAAACAAAAGCAAAAGGTATATCTGAAACTGGAAAACATCCTAGTAATAATTTATTTATAGTATTAGATGATATGTTACACGATGCACAAAACTGGAAAAAAGAAAAAACAATTAAAAGTATTTTCTTCAATGGTAGACATTATAATTTTCTTTTTATATTAACTATGCAATATCCTTTAGGTATTACTCCCGAATTAAGAAGTAATATTGATTATGTATTTATATTTAATGAACCCAGTGTAAAAAATAGAAAAAAAATATACGACGACTACGCTGGAATGTTACCTTCATTTGATCATTTTTGCAATATCCTGGATGCATGTACTCAAAATCACGAATGTCTGGTCATAAAAACATCAGGAAACAGTAGTGATTTAAGAGATCAAGTATTTTGGTATAAAGCAGAATATCACAACAACTTTAGAACAGGACATCCTAAATTTTGGAATTTCCATAGCAAAAATTACAATGACAACTACGAAGAAGACGATGATAAAGATCAAGAACACTTGGACAAATTAAAACGTAAATTTGCAAAAACTAAAAAATTAAAAGTTATCGTATCAAGACAAGGGGATATAGTAGGTTATAAGTCCGATGGTTAAAAATAAACCCGTTTAAAATACCATTTTTTAATTATTTAATTAAGTTTCTATTATTTGATTAAATCTATATTTAAAGACAAAATATATACAAATTATAAATGAACCTTTTTAAAACACCGATTGATATTAAAACACTTATACAAACTAGTACAATAGAAATATATGATAAAACTAAATTAGTAGAAAAATTACAAGAACATTTCTCAGATGATGAACAACGATTATATGTATGCAATTTGTTTTTATTCTTAAATTATCATCCAATCAATGATTTCATTATCAATTTGGAAAATGTATGGAAATTTATAGGATTTTCTAACAAAGCCAATGCGAAGAGATTATTGAAACATAATTTTACAGAGGAAAATGACTATAAAATAATTTTCATCCGAACGGATGAAAATAAAACTTTGCTCATCCGAATGGATGAGCAAAAAAAAGATAATAGAGGTGGTCACAATGAAGAAACGATTATGTTAAATATAAATACATTTAAAAAGTTATGTTTAAAAGCAAACACAGATAAAGCAGACAAAATTCATGACTATTATATAAGATTAGAGATGATATATAACGAATTAATGAAAGAAGAATTAGATGAACAAAAAAATAAAATAGAAGAAAAAGAAAAATTATTGATTCAAAAAGAAACTCAATTACAAGAAACTACTAAATTACTTAATGAATTAGAACTCAAACCAGAAACTGAAGGTTTTTCTAGTAGAATACCAGGTGAAATTTATTGTATACGAGATAAAACAAAGCCTGGACATATGAAAATAGGAATAGCAGATAAAACTATAACAAGAGTGGATCAATTAAATGTAGGTTCTAGTACGCATTCTTTAGAAATGTATGCTAAATTTGAAACATTCGATAGGAATTTTACAGAAAAATTAATACATCATTCTTTACACCCATTTAGAATTAGAAATCGAAAAGAGTGGTTTTATTTCGGAAACGATATCGAATTAGCTTATGCAATCAATACAATTAAAAAATCATTAGAATACACTAAACAATTTGACATTAAAAATAATGTTCATTTTAAAGAATTAACAGTAAACATAAACGTTAATACAGAATTAATTGACCCAAACGTTATCGATAATATACAAACAAATGAAGAAAACAAAGTAAAAGAACATATTGAAAAAATACGAAAAACTAATAAAAATAATATACAACAGAGTAGTGCTCGGACAGGTAATTTTAAGGGAGCGTGTTGGGTTAAGGATAAAAATATGTGGAAATCTCAGATACAGAATAATCAAAAAAATTTCCATCTTGGATATTTTACTGATGAAATAGATGCTGCCAAAATATATAATGATTATGCTTTATATCTAAACGAAAACGAAAATACAAACTTTTTGTTAAACGATATACCTGGGTATAAAACAGTAGCAAGAAATATACCAGAGGAAAACAAACGAGAAATTACAGAAAAAAAAACTTCCAAGTATATAGGTGTAAGTTATGATTCTAAACGAAAAATTTATGTCACTAGTATTAAATTAGCTGGTAAAACTTATAATTTAGGAAATAATAATCAAGAAGTCGAATGTGCAAAATTATATAATCAACAGGCTCTCTTCTTTAATAACACATTGAATACAAAATATATATTAAACGATATCTCTAATTATGTAACTATGCCAAACGATATTCGTTCAGAATTACTTAAAAAAAAAGAAGATAAAAAATCCAGTAAATACATTGGTGTAAGTTTGAATAAATCGAACAAATGGAATAGTTATTATATGCTGAATAGAAAAAGAATTAATATTGGAACTTTTAATACAGAATTAGAAGCTTGTCAAGCATATAATAATACAGTTATTGACTTAAACAAGAATGGATGCAACTATGAACTCAATATTGTAGACTAACTATGTCTTTTTAATATTTTTTAATTAATTAAAAAATATTGTTATAATATAAGAGAACATGAAATCTAAACCTGGAGCAATTTTTGTAAGTATTGCAAGTTATAGAGATGATGTATGTAGTACTACATTAGATTCATTATATACTATGGCTGATAAACCAGATAGAGTATATGTAGGAATATGTCAACAAAATAAAAATGAAGAAGATGACGGTATAGATTGTGTAACAAAAGGTTACCAAGATCATCCTAGAGTAAGAATAATAAGAATTCCACATTTTGAAGCAAAAGGTCCTACTCACGCAAGATATTTATGTAGTACATTATGGAGTGGAGAGGAATATTTTTTACAAATAGATAGTCATAGTAAATTCGTAAAGGGTTGGGATACATTGTGTATAGGTATGTTATCGGATATTAAAAATAAAGGATTATCAAAAAAACCTGTCTTGAGTCATTATCCAAAAGAAATAAGCACATATGACCAATATAACGATAATATAAAAAACAATGTTACAAGAATATGCAAATCATTTTTTAACAATAGAGGAATGATTTCATTTATGGGCGCTGAAGAAATAAATAGTAATAATACACCATATATGACACCATACGTTGCCGGAGGTATGTTATTTTGCGAATCTTATTTTTTAAAAGAATTACCATTTGACCCTAATTTGCCATTTTTATTTGTCGGAGAAGAAATATTACACAGCATACGATTTTACACACACGGGTGGGACATTTTCACACCAACTGAAAATATCGTATTTCACGAATACACAAGAAAAGATAAACCTAAAATATGGACAGATAATCCATACTATTCAGATGTTCCAGCATTTGATAAAGTAAAGTATTATTTGAAATTAATAGATAACGATAAAGATGACGTAGTAAATTATTTACAATTTAATTTAGATAAATATGGTTTAGGAAAAATAAGAACATTAGAAGATTACTATAATTTTGCAGGAATAGATATAGTAAATAAAAAAGTATATAAAAATTTTTGCAGAGAAAATAATATTGCAACAGAAGACGATATCTTAATGAGTAACCAAATTAATCACGAAACTAACCATAACAAAAAATTCATTCAAAATAAAATTATACCATCATTACAATATATATCAATATTAATATTAGGATTATTGCTTTTACTTTACGTTATTCGCAATATTAACATTAATACCACGTTTATGCAAAAGTTTTTCAAACCGTATTAGTTTTTTTTGTAATATGAAAAGATCTAACCAAGAACTACCATATTTATAATCTTCATTTATTGATTTCTTTATACACGCTTTATACTTTTCAATTTTCATAAAGGTCTTTTTATCCAAATTAGATATCTGATGACCATATTTATTGAGGATACTTAGATCAATATCACTTATTATTACCCCTTTCATTATATATAATATGAAAGGAATATAAATAATTCAATTTTGTGCTACACTTTTTATATTAAACTTTTTTATTGTATACTTTTTTATTGTATACTTTTAAATTGTATACTTTTAATATGAATATACAATATGTGGAATTAGATTGTGCAAATCCATTTCGGAATATAAATAAGGATACTATTTCTTCAAATACTATAATAATACCAGATTTGTCAAATTATGCACAATCAGATACACTAGCTTTAAACGATTGGTTATTTTCTGATTATTTTGATAATTTGTTTTTGAATTTCATATTTTACGCACAGTGGGATTACTGTTTTCTACATTATGACAACATAGAAGAATATTTTTTAAGAATTAACTTATCCAATTTAAAATTCATAATATCCAATAATACAGTAAATCAAATAAAATCTTGTATAAAAAATAAAAAAATTATAATACTTCCTATAAGATTAGATCTATTAGAAATCCAATTAGATTATAACATTTCTTATCCAGATCATCAAGAAGAAAAGTCGATTCACAATGCACATTCTAATTTACTTATAATAGATTCACAGAATGAAATAATAGAATTTTTTGAACCACACGGTATAATACTTCAACATACATATTCAAACATTATAAATTTACAAGAATCTATAGAAAATTTCCTTAAATACACATTCGATATAGATTATACTTTTGTAAATATTGCAAACATTTGCCCTATAGGATTACAAGCATATCAATCTTATATTAATCCAAATGCTGGACATTGTCTTGTATGGAGTGCATATCTTATAACTGTAAGACTAATGAACGCACATTATAAAGAAATTAGCTATGACAAAACTACATCACAGACTCTTAATGAAATATTAATAAATCATTTTTCAAATAACGCAGATCAAATCATAAGACAATTTTTTTCATACATTGAATCTTGTATAAATATAACATCACGTCCTTACAGTAGCACTAGAGATTCCACATATAATTTACTAAATTACATACAGGACACTCGCACCATAGAAGATCGTTTACGTCATTTAATAAGAACGTATTTTGTAAATGCCTTTTTTTACCATAGAGATTTTAAAATAATATTTAGAGAAATCACATCTTATAAAAACTTACCAAATTTTGATACAATTTTCGTAGAAGAAATGTCAAAATCATATGATCTCTTATATCATAATCAACCTCAAACAATTATCGAACCTATCGAACCTCAAACAACTACCGAACCTAAAACAACTATTGAACCTATAAATAATTATAAAAATCTTGATAAAGAATGGTTTAAAATACGAGAATCCCAATCACAATCAGATACAATGTAAACTGTCAATCTGTCTATAGCACACCAGAATTTTTCAAATAATTCCAAGTTTTCCCACCTATTTTAATTCTTCTTTTAGTCGATGGATTAATCATCCATTCATCCTTGGGTTCAACCAATTCATTTTCTTCCAATTCATTTTCTTCTAATTCAGTTCTACACATTGGACATAAACGGTTATTTGTTTCAATATGTTTTTCTAAACAATTTTTGTGAAAAAGATGTTTACAATTTTTTAATCGAAACAAATTACCTTGGACTCTTTGGTTTTCAGTTGGTTCAATTGTATTTTCAGTTGGTTCAATTGTGTCATAGCATATACAACAGTCGTATTCAGTATTCATAAAATCATTAAATGAGATTTGTGTATCATCTGATT